CCAGCCCGAGCTGGAGACCGAGGCCCTGCGCGTGAAGATCAGGCGCGACAACACCGCGTCCGTGGACGCCGTGTTCAAGCTGCTCAGACTGACCACCGGCAGCCCGACGGACATCACCGCCACCCCCGACGAGGCCCGCGAAGCCGCCGCCGGCGACGAGACGCTCGGCGAACGCCACGCCCGCCTTGAGGCCAAGCTGGCGGAGCTGGCCGAGCTCAGCGGGGAGGCGGCCTGATGGGAGTCGCTACCGCCCAGCCCGCCGCTTCCATCGAGCAGTACGACCAGCTGGAAGCCGACGTCGACGAGGCGCTGCGCCAGGCCCGCATCGAGCGCTACGGCGCCAACCGCTACCTGCGCTTCGCGCTGAGCCACTTCCAGCACCGGATGGTCAGCCAGGCCGACCCCGCGCGTCGCTTCGTGCCGCCCGCCTGGTTCCACGCCGACCTGACCGCGGCGATCGACGCGACGCTGCGCACCCCCAACGGGCGCCTGGCCTACGCCATGAGCCGCAAGTTCGCCAAGAGCACCTACGGCCCCGAGATCGGCTCCCTGTACGCCGCCGCCGAGGGCCTGGCGTACAACCAGGTGATCGTCGGCGCCTCCAGCGACGAGCGCGAGTACCTGACGCGGCTGCGTAACGTGACCAACGAGATCGAGCGCAACCCCACGCTGCTGGCCGAGCACCCGCGCCTGGCCTTCGCCCGCGACGCCAAGAACCAGTGGATCAGCCACAAGGACCGCGAGATCGTGCTCGGCGCCGGCCGCATCGGCGCGATGCCGCTGGGCGGCAACATCCGCGGCCAGAGCTACGACGGCAAACGCCCCGACGTGATCTGGCTCGATGATCCCGAGACGCGCAAGCTGGTCCGCAGCCCCGAACGCCTCAAGGAGGCCTGGAACTGGATTCAGGAGGACCTGCTGCCGGCCCTGGCACCTGGCGGTCGGGTGATCTGGGGCGGTACGTACCTGGGCTACGACTGCCTGCTCAAGCGCGCCCGGGGCGCGCCACCCGACGGCAAGGGCTGGCCCGGCCCCGAGGTGCCGATCGAGACCGAGGACCAGGTGCCCAACTGGCCCCAGCTGTTCCCCTTCGAGGAGTGCCGGCGGATGGAGTCGAGCACCGACCTCGGTCCCCGCGCCTACGCGATCGAGATGCTGCTCAAGCCGCAGGCCGACGAGGACAAGCTGTTCACCGTCGAGCAGTTCGAGCAGTCCGCGTACAGCCGCAACCGCCTGACCCGCGCCGGCGACCGCTGGCTGATCGACGGCCAGCCGCTGACCGTCTACCAGCGCGTCGACCCGGCCAGCGGCAAGTACGAGGACAAGGGCGACTACTTCGCCCTCGCCACCGTCGGCTTCAACCCCCACACCGAGGACCTCTACCTGCTCGACCTGTTCCGCGGCCGCGTTCCCTACCGCCGGCAGGTCGAGATCTGCCGCGAGAGCTACGACCACTGGCAGCCCCGCCTGCAGCGCATCGAAGCCAACCAGGTGCAGGTGTGGCTCAAGCAGGGCGTACTGGAGACCCGCGCGATGCGCGTCGAGGAGATCAACTCGACCAAGGGGAAGTTCGAGCGCATCGAGACCTGGTCCATCCTGGTCGCGAACGGCAAGGTCCACCTGGACCTGAGCCACCAGAGCCAGCGCGAGCTGGTGCACCACGAGGCCGACCACTATCCGCTCGGCAAGTATGACGACGGCCTCGACGCCGTCAGCGGCGCCTGCGAAGACGCCCTGGAGCACGGCGGCGGCGGCAGCGCCGAGGACTACCACGTCGTCAAAACCTCTGCGGCCGAGGATCCGGCGGTGAGGACCTTCTGATGGCGCTCAGCGACACACAGAAGGCCTGCGCCCAGCACCTCGCCGCCGACCTGGAGGGGATGGTGCTGGAGCGCGACGGCCACCGGCTGGGCTTCCGCCTGGCCGAGGAGGGCGAGCGCGCCCTGACCGGCCGCCAGCGCCGCCTGATCGCGCGGCACCTGGTCCAGCACCACTGCGAGAGCAACGTGCTGCACGTGCTCGATTCACCGGAGGTGCGCGCATGGTAGCCGACCGCCGCAGCGTGCTGGCCCGGCTGGATCCCCGCAACTGGCCGCGCCTGGCGGCGGCCAGCGGCAACGGCCTGCCCAGGCCGCCCGTCGGTCAGGCCGCCGGCATCGACCGCGAGACGGAGTACTTCCTCAAGGGCTACCTGGGCACGATCACCAACCCCGACGTGTTCATGGCCACCGTCAGCCCCACGAACACCGCGTACTACCAGCGCGGCTTCGGCCTCTACGAGGAAATGCGCGACAAGGACTGCGTCGTCCTGGGCGTCACGGAGCAGCGCAAGAACGCCGTGCTGGCCGCCCCGCCCAGTCTGCTGCCGGTCGGCAAGGACGAGCCCGCGCTGAGGATCGCCGGCTTCTGCGAGGCGGCGCTGAAGCAGATCGCGGGCCTGGAGGACAGCCGCGCCGAGCTGTGGATGGCGACGTACTACGGCATGAGCGTGCTGGAGCTGGACTGGCAGAGGCGCGACCTCGACTGGCAGGTCGGCGACCGCGAGGAGAGCCTCAGCGGCTGCTTCATCCCGGCGCGGCTGTGGAGCCGCCGCCGCGGCCGCTTCACCTTCGACGAGGACTACCAGCTGCGGCTGCTAACCCCCGCCGCGCGCATCGCCGGTGAGCCCGTGCCCGACCGCAAGTTCATCCACTACGCCCCGCGCCGCCGCTACGAGAACCCCTGGGGCGTGCCGCTGGCCCGCCCGCTGTGGTTCCTGCACCACATGAAGAAGCACGCCGGCAAGTGGCGGATGGTCTCGATCGAGAAGTTCGGCGCGCCCTTCGGCGTGATCTACTACCCCAAGACGGCCAGCACGGAGGAGCAGGAGCAGTACGACGCCGTGCTCAGGTCGTTGCAGCAGGGCAGCGGCATCCGCCTCGTGGACGAGGCGAAGTTCGAGATGGCGAACATCGGCCACTCCATCACGGGCGCCAGCCCCCACGAGAGCTGGTCCGACTACTGCGACAAACAGATCACCATCGCCGTGCTGGGCGAGACGCTGACCACCGACATCGGCGACGTCGGCAGCAAGGCCGCGGCCCAGACTCACTTCGACGTGCGCGCCAGCATCGTGCAGAGCGACGCCGAGGCGCTGTGCAAGCCGATGCAGCAGCTGCTCGACTGGATGGTCGAGGTCAACTTCGGCCCCGCACTGGTCAAGCTCGCGCCCAGGTACACCATCGACACCCGCCAGAAGGACGTCGCGGGCTACCTGGCCAACGTCGCCGCCGCCCAGAAGGTGGGCGTAGCGGTCAGTGAGAGCCAGACCCGGGAGGAGACCAGCTTCCGCGCACCCGAGGACGAGGAGGACGAGCTGAGGCCCGCCCGCAATCCCTCGCCGCTGGAGCTGCTGAGCGCCCCGGGGCGCGACCGCGAGGAAGGCGACGAGGGCGCGAACGACAACGACGAGCAGGCGGCAGCGCTGGATCTGCGTTTCATCGAGCCGACCCAGGCCGCCCTGGCGGCCCTGTCGCTGGCCGGTGCCCCCCTGAGATACAAACGCCCGGGCGGTTTCACCGCCGCCGAGAATCGGCGCGCCCGCGCCGCCCATGCCTCGCTGGGCAGGCTGGCCGACAACCTCTCCGATAGCGAGCTCGGCCGGCTGTTCACCGACGGCGTGGCCGCCGCCTCCGCGATCCTCGGCGAGATCCCCCAGCTGGTCAAGGCCTGGATCGCCAGCGAGTACGACAAGCGCGGCATCGGCCCCGATGATCCGATCAGCGCCGAGCGCGCCGGCAGCGACCCGACCACGCTGCCCTGGGCCGAGCTCAGCCTGCCCGCCGAGATGCGCGCCGCCTTCGTCGACCGCCTTAACGACGACCTGACCATCGCCCAGCTGCTCAGCCGCGAGGCGCTGCTCCTCCAGGCCGACGCCCAGGGCATCGAGGCCCGGCTGCACCGCCCGTCCCCGACTACAGCCGCCGGCGACGACCCGATCGAGAACCCGCTGGTCGAGGCGCTGTGGGGCGAAAAGCGGATCATCCCGCACCGCGTGCTGAGCGTCCACACCCGCCGCGTGTTCCAGAGCGTCGAATACGACACCTTCTACAAGCTGGACGCCCTCAGCCGTGCCAGCGCCTTCACGGCCTGGGACCTGGCGGAGGCCGACGTGCGCCACCTCGGCGGCGCCCTGCAGGACGCGATCAACTGGGGATACACCCGCCAGCAGTTCGAGGACTACGTCTTCGACCGCCTCCAGGCGCGCTACGTGCAGCAGGGCACGGAGCTGCACGCCTGGCACGTCGAGACGATCTACGACGTGAACCTGAGCGTGGCATACAACCAGGCCCACGCCGACGAACTGAACGACCTGCAGGAGTTCTTCCCGTACACGAAGTTCGTCAACCCGGATCCCCAGGCCCCGCCCTGCGTCGAGCGCGCCGGCCGCGTCTGGCCCACGGACTCCGCGTTCCTGCGCCACTCGACGCCGCCGCTGCACTTCGGCTGCGGCTCAAGCCTGCGGGCCATGACCGAGGCGATGCTGAAGGCCGAGGGCCTGACCCTCGAGACCGCGATGCCCAGCGTCAGCCCCGAGCGCTACGCCGGGCCCGTCGATCCCGCCACCGGCCAGCCGGTGGGCGACCCCGCGCCGTTCGGCGCCTGGGCGCCGCTCAGTGAACGCTACGAGCACCTGGAGGCAGCATGAGCAATCCAGCCACCGCGCAGACCGAGACCCCCGCCACCATCCAGTGGCCCGTCCCGCCCGGGGCGGCGCGATACAGCCACGTGCTGGTCGCCATCGAGGGCCTCTATCACTTCAGCGGCCCCAGCTACCCGGGCGGCTACCCCTGGACCAAGGCCCGCATGCAGGCCGTCGCCGCCAGCTACGACGCCGTCAACGTCTACGCCGCGCCGATCAACACGGACCACTGGCGCTTCGGCGGACCCGCCCAGGGCGTGATCACCGCGGTGTACTACGAGGAGGGCGAGGACGGCCTGGGCCGCCTGTACGTCGACCTCGCGATCACCTGCCCGCAGCTGGAATACGAACTCAGCCTCGGGATGTGGACGGCCCGCAGCCTGGAGTGGCACGACGCCGAGGCGCTGAGCCTGTGGCTGAGCGAGCCGCTGGAAGACTGCCTGTTCTACGACGAGCACGAGCTGTACCTGACCGGGCTCGGCTTCCTCGGGCAGCTGGAGCCGGGCGTGCCGGGCCTGGGCCCGCTGCCGCCCCGCGCCGACGCCGGCGAAGCCGAGCCCCCGATCGTGTTGATCCCCACCCGCGTAGCCGCGGCGCAGGCCGAGCGCCGCCCGCGGCTGCGATCAGTGATCCCAGACCCAAAGGAGGGACAGCCGATGGCCGGAGAGAAGCAAACGGCCACGACTGGTAAGTCTCCGCCCAAGGACGACGAGGCTGCGCTGAAGGCGCGGCTCGCCGAACTGGAAGCGGAGGCCGCCGAATCCTCACGCCGCGCCGAGCAGGCGGAGGCGCGAGTTCAGGAGCTCTCCGCCGAGCAGGCGGGAGAGGACCCGGCGATCACCGCGCAGCTTCAGCAGCTGAAGACGCGCGAGGAGTCGATCGCCCAGACCGAGGCGCGGCTGCTGGCCCGTGTCCGCGACGCCGACGTCGAGGACCGGCTGAACGCCCACCGGCGCGAGGGCCGGCTGACGACCCAGGCCCAGCGCCAGGCGTACAGCCAGCTGGCGCGCCAGCTGCACGGCCGCGAGAGCGAAGCGGTGATGCTGGCCGGCGGCCAGAGCGAGACGCCCGAGCTGGGCGGCCTCGACCTGCTCGATCAGATCATCGCCGGCTTCCCGGCCCAGGCCCCGCAGGGGCTGCTGGCGGGCGAGAAGCCGGGCCAGAGTGACTTCAGCACACCAGCGGAGCAGACCGCCGAGCGCGACGCGCGCATCCGCGCGTACATGAAGGACCACGACTGCTCATACAAGGACGCAGCCGTGGCGACATCAGGAGGTGAACGGGATGCCTAGACTCGGAGTCAAGGCCAATGGAGCCTCACCCAACATCAGCCAGTACGCCGCGGTCTGCCTCGGTGCCAGCAACACCGTCAGCCTGCCGACCGCAGCCGGTGATCCCGTGCTCGGGATCATCCAGGAGAAGATCACCGCCGACGGCGTCAGCGCCAGCGTGGCGGCCGTGGGCGAGCGCACCCGCGCCCTGGCCTATGCCGCCATCACCGCCGGCGACCGCCTGCGCGCCGCCGACACCAGCGGCCGCGTGGCGACCGCCGCCGCCAGCCTGACCACCGCGCTCACCGGCAGCAACAACGACCTCGTCTGGACTGCGCTCGGCGCCTTCCAGGGCGAGATCGGCGACGGCATCACCATCGAGTACATCGACCCGAGCGGCGCCAGCCAAAGCCTGGCGGTCACCGTCCACGGCCTGCGCATCCGCGTCAGCCTGGCGACGGACACCAGCAGTGCGATCAGCAGCACCGCCGCCCAGGTAGCCGCCGCAGTGGCGGCCCACGCCACCGCGAAGCTGATGGTCAGTGGAGCCAACTCGGGCAGCGACGACGGCAGCGGCCTGGTGACAGCCATGGCCGAGGCCGGCCTGACCGGCGGCGCCGGCGACTTCGCAACTGCCGAACAGGCAGCCACCGCCCAGGACGACCAGATCTTCATTCTGGTGGGAGGGAAGTAATGGCACTCACACACACACCTGACCTCCGCCCAGGCGACGTCCAGCTGGACCCCGTCCTGACCAACATCGCGATCGGCTACCGCGATCCGGCGTTCCTCGCCGGCCAGCTGTTCCCGATCGTGCCGGTCGAAGACAAGGACGGCCGCTACCCCGTGTACTTCGGGGAAGAGCAGCTGATCCTCGAAGACGACGAACGCGGCCCCTCGGCCGAGTCCCGCGAAGAGGACTGGCCGATGAGCCGTGACACCTACCAGTGCGAGGACCACGCCCGCAAGCGCTTCCTCGCCGACCAGACCCTGAAGAACGCGAGCGATCCCGGCGCCAGGCGAATGCTGGAACTGGCCAACCGCATCGAGTTCCTCAAGCGCAAGACCCAGCGCGGCTGGGAGAAGGCGGTGGTCGATGCGCTGACCACCTCCGGGAACTACAACTCCAGCCACACCGTCAACCTCGACACCGGCACCGCGAACTTCAACGATACCGGCGTCAACGGGGCCGAGACAATCGACGGCTGGATCGACACTGTCGCGCTGGCCACCGGCGCGACGCCTGCGGACATGCTGATGATTGCCGCCGTGGACTGCTGGAACAAGATGCGCCACGACGACAACTTCAAGCCCAGCACCACCAGCGGCGCACCGACCACTCCGTCATACGTGGCCGAGATGTTCGGCTTCCGCGACGTCCTGATCCATCGCGGGATCTACAACACCAGCAAGAAGGGCCAGGCCGCGTCGCGCACCCGCCTGTGGCTCACCAATTCCATCGTCCTTGCCGTCGTGCCGCCCGCCCCCAGCGTCGAGATCCCTGCCGTCGGCTACACCTTCGTCTGGAGCGGCCACGACGGAGCATCCGGCGGCGAGACGGTTGCCACCTGGCGCGACGCCAACAACCGTGGCGGCGGCGGCGAGTGGGTCGAGTACTCGTTCTACTACGACGCCAAGATCACGGGCGTGAACAAGAGCAGCGAGATCGTCGCGGGCTACCTCGGCCGCAACGTTTACGCCGGCATCTAGCCAGCCTAGGAGGGCTGAGAGAGACACGTGGCCAGCTACTGCACAATCGCGGATCTGGAGCTGGAGATGGACCCGACGCTGCTGGCGGGTCTGGCGGACGACCGCGCGGGCGAAGTCCCGGACCTCACCCACGCGGACACCATCGCCGTGATCAACCGGCACATCGAGGACCAGTCCAACCGCGTGCGGGCCGCGCTGCTGGGGCGCGTCGACCTGACCGACAGCCAGGTGCTGGCCGACTGCCGGCGCCTGACGGTGGACCTGGTGGTGGCGAGTCTGCACGCCCGCCGCTACCAGTTCCCGTCCGAGGTCACCGGGCGCGCCAAGGCGGCCCGCGACGAGCTCAAGGCAATCCGCGAGGGCCAGCTCAGCACTGGTACGACGGAGCAGAAGCAGCTG